CCCGCCCGTCGCTTTGCAGAGCCAGGCGTAGTGCAGGATGAACCGCCGGTAGGACCATTCGGTGGGCCCGCTGTAGACCACCGTTTCGCCGTTCAGCGCGAAATCGGTCGGTTGCGCCGTGCCGAAGAAGTTTGTTACCTCTGCGGCTGCGGCAGCGGTGCCATCGGGCGAGCCGCTCACCCCCGGCGCCAGCGAGGTGGTGATCCGGCCCCGCCACGGCAGGACGGACTGGTCTGCGGACCCGGTCCAGGGATCGACCAGGCCGTTGCCCGCCATCTGCGTCATCAGCACGAAGGGGTAGAAGGTGACCGCCTTACCGGCGTCGCCGATCGCCTGGATCGCCTCGATCACCGACTGGTCGGTGGGGGTGCCGCCATAGACCGGGCGGCTGTCGTCGTCGAAGGGCACGAGGCCGGCAACGGCGCGGGGAAGCCCCGAGACGGTCCAGGGCATCTCGTGCCCGTCTTCACCGGTCTTCTCCACCTTGGGCGCCACCTCGCAGGTCGCGCAGTTGAGATCGTCGCCGAACCAGGAGACCACCAGCGACACCGCCTCGAGATTGGGCAATTCGCCCTCGAGCATATCGAGCGAAACCGCGAAATCGGTCATGCCAAGCGGCGTGTGTTCGTTCTGGGGCGTCTTCTTGCCCGGCAGATCGCCGGAATGCACCGTGGTGGTGGCAAGCGCGTATTCGCCGGTGCCGGGGATCAGCGCCACTGCTTTGGTGCCACGGGCGATCTCACTGGTCTGGTGGGGCTGTTCGGGCCGGATGACCTCGAAGTTGAACACCGGGATGCGGTTGCCATAGGCGGTGAGATCGAGTTCCTCGATCACCACGTAGGCGGTGCCACGGTAGGCCGGCACATTGCCCGCCCCCTCGACCGCTTCGATCTTGGGATCGGGGTCTTGCGTCTCGGTCCCGGTGTAGATGCGCATGTTGAGGTCGGATTGCGCCACTTCCACGCCGTCGATCCAGACCCGGCCGACCCGGGCGATCTCGCCTTCGCAAAGGCCTAGCGCGAAGCTCTGGTAGTAGTGATACTCGACCGCGTCGGAGGCCGACGACGTGCCCGTCAGCACCCCCTTGCCAAGGCCGCCGCTGCCGGCGCCCTCGTCGACGGTCTCGGCAACTTCGCTGATGCGCGAGGCCCAGATCACCTGGCCGCCGACGCGCATCCGGCCCCAGACCCGGGAAATCGCGGTGCCTTCGGAGGCGCTGGTGAGCCGGAACCGGTCGACCCGGCCGGTTTCCACCGCCTGGCTTCCGTCGCCCATGATCTTCTGGTCGATGGCGGACCCGGCGATCGCGCCCAGCGCCCGGCCGATCGCGATCGAGGACAGTCCGAGCACCCCACCGCCGATCGAGGCGCCAAGCGCCGCACCTGCTGCCGAAAGAACAATCGTCGCCATGTCAGAACCTCTTTCTCAGCCCCTTGCGGGGAAACGGAAATACGCCACGATACGGCGCGCCCAGGGCGGCGTGAGCGGGCTCTCGACCACCCCGTGTCCGCTGTAGGCATGAATGAAGCGGGTGGCAGCACCTGTCCCGGCGAGGAGCCCAAGGTGCTTGGCCACCGCATTGGGGCGCATGCGAAAGACGATCACGTCACCCGGGGCGCGCGCGCCCGGCGGCACCGGCTCGAGCAGGGCGCCCGCGCCGGCCAGCAGCGCCTCGTCGCCGCTCGCCTCCGACCAGTCGGGCGTGTAGGCGGGCAGCGTGAGCGGCTCGCGGCCGAAGACCTCGCGCCAGACACCGCGCACGAGGCCGAGGCAGTCGGCCCCTGCCCCTTTGCACGAAGCCTGATGCACATAAGGCGTCCCGATCCAGGCGCGGGCCGCGGCAACGATCCGGGCCCCGTTGTCCGGGGTGCCCGCCGCAAAGTCGCGCAGTGACGCCGGCGCGCTCATTTCGCACCGGTCCCGCTCGTGGTGCTCGTCGAGCGCAGCGGGATCGTGAGCAGCTTGTTGTCGCCGGGGATGTCGGGAAAGCCACGGAAGTTGAGGATGTTCGAGAATTTGTCGCGGCAGGTGGAGCGGCGCTTGTTGCAGCCCGCGTCGAGCCGCACCGTGTCGCCAGGGGCGATCTCGGCACGCAAGGACTCCCACAGCTCGACAGTGTGGATCCCGCCCACCCGCGAGTCGGCCTTGATCACGCCGACCAGCCCCGCCGCGGCCCCGCTCGTGACCGTGAGCCGCCCGCGCCGGTACCAGTTGCCATCATGGGCCGACAGCCCCGAGACGGTGAGCAGCTTTTGCTCTTCCACTGCATCGACTGTGCCGGTCGCGGAAAAAGCGGGATCGTTCAGATCCACACCGCAAGCGCTGTCGCCCAGCACCGCCGTACAGGGCGTCTGGTAGACGCTTCCCTGCGCGGTATTGAGCGCTTCGGACAGCCCTGCGAGCTCGGCCCGGAAAGCCCCGGCCACCCGGGTGACCTCGCCGATCCGACCCCGGAACTGCAACACCCGCTCAGACGGATCGGCCCAGTTCACCAGCCAGGCCCGGACCTCGGCGCCATCATAGCGCCCGGCCGCAATGTCGGCTTCGGTCACCGAAAGGTCCGACAGCGCGCCGAGCCCCTCGCTGTTGTCGAGCGCCAGGCCGGTGGTCTGCTGGAGCGCGGTTGCGGTGAGGCCGGTGTCGGCACGGAAAGTGACCCCGGTGAACACGATGTCTGCGTCGTGATCGGTGAAACCCATGACCTGGCCGTCGGCCCGGGTCAGCGCCCAGCAGCGCGCGACCGTGGTGGTCCCGGTTGCGAGGTGGGCTGCGAAGGATGCCGAAAGCGCCATCAGACCCGAAGCTCCACCACCGGCACGCTCGGCACGTCGCCCGCCTGGAACGTGGCAACCGAGGCCTGGATCTGGTCGGTATCGAAGCGCACAGCGACATCGAACTCGTAGCCTGCGGTGATCGCGAGCCCGCCGCCGGGCGCCGCTACGAACGTGACCACCCCGGTGGTGCTGTCGAGCGTGAAATCGGTGCCCTCGGCCTGCGGCGCGCCGTTGACGGCCACCAGGACGCTGCCGGAGACCGGTTTGCGGATCGGGCGGGCGTAGCTCGACGTGCCCGATGTGTAGGTCTTGGTCAGCTGGAAGGACACTTGCGACCCGTCGCCGAAGCCGAGCGATTGATCGGCCGCGGTGACCTCTGCCGAGGGCAGGCCCGATTTGTGGTCGGCCCAATCCTTCCAGCGGAACCCGTAGAGCTGGCCGCGCCGCGATTCGAAAAAGGCGATGACCACCTCGAGATCGTCGAGCGACGACATGGCCACGCCCGCATCGTATCTGCGCCGCGAATGCGCCCAGGGGGTGTTACGTTCCTCGTGGCCATTGGCGAGCGTCACCACCTCGGTGCGGCGCATCGGGCCGCCGACGGCGCCGTAGCTCAAACAGGCCGGGAACCGGACCTCGTGAAAACTCATCGCAGTTGCCTCCTCAGCTGTAGCGTTGGCCGCTGGAGATCGCCCGGCTCACCTGGGCCGCGATCTGGCCGCGCGACCGTTGGAACCCGGACACGTCCGGCGTGGTCACATTCATGGTCACGTTGACGGGGCGCGAACTGCCCTCGGCCTGGACACCGAGCTTGCCGTCGGCGCTGCGCGCGAGCGGCATGATCGCTTCCGGCCCGGCCTCGCCCATCAACCCGACGCCGCCGCGCATCGGGAAAGAGGTGGCGCCGGAGACGACGCCGCCATTGGCAAAGGGCATCACCCGTCCCTGGCTGAACGCGCCGCCATCGGCGAAGGGCAGAAACGCGTTCATGAGCCCGCCGACCGCTTCGGACAGCAACCCGCCAACATGGTCCGACACCGGCGACACGGCGGCGTTGTAGACCGTGTCCAGCATCGACTGGCGCAGGCTCCCCAGGGCGTCGCTGAGCGTTGACGAGCCGTCGACCAGCCCGTCGATCGCGCTTTTCACGCCGCGGCTGAACCCGGTCGACAGCGCCGAGACGTCGGTCCCGAGCGTGTCGACGGTCGCCCCCATCCGGGTGAGTTCACCGTTGAACGCCCGGGTGAGGCTGGTCGCGTCCTCAAGGCTGTTTTCCAGGGCCGAGACCTGGTCGTCGAACCCGTCGATTCCGTCGAAGTCGATCATTCTCCGTCACTCCTTTGTTGGATGGTCCGCCCCGGAGGCCGCCCGGCCCCCGGACGGGTTGTCCGGGAAGGCCTGCGCCAGCTCTTCGAGCCTCTGCCTGCCGAGGGGTGCCCCGGTTCCGTCCTTGCCCAGCATCACCATCAGCTCGGCAGGGGTGAGACCCCAGAACCGGTCAGGCGTCAGCGCGAGGCCGTTCAGGCCCAGCCGCATCAGCGCGGGCCAGTCGAACTTCATCGCCCGCCCCCGGCGCCTGCCCCGGCCCTTGTCCCGTCTCCCGGCAGGGAGAAGGCGCGCACGAGCAATTGTCCGGCCACCTTCGCGGCCTCGATCGGGCCGCCGGCGATCTCGGCCGACATCAGATCGAGCGAGCTGCCGCGCCAGCCACCGCCGCGCAAGCCTGCAACGATGAGCGCAAGCACGTCGCGCGAGGAAAAGCGGCCTTGTTCGAACCGCTCCACAAGCTCGACGAGCGAGGGCTCGGCCAGGCTCTCCTCGAGTTCGGCCAGCACGCCCAGCGTCAGCTTCAGCACCCGCCGCTCGCCGTCGATGGTCAGCGCCACCTCGCCCGTCCAGGGATTGGCCCAGGTATCCGCCATGCCTCAGAGCGCCGTGAAGGTGAGCGCGCCGGCCGAAGCCATCGACAGCTCATAGTTGGCCTCGCCGTTGTAGGTCCCGGCATATTCGATGCCGGTAATCATGAACGGCCCTTCGATGGTGCCGAAATCGGGTACGATGACCTGGAAATCGGGCACTTCGCTGTCGAAGAAGATCTGCCGCGCGCGTTCGTCGGTGGTCTGATCCTTGAAGATCCCCGACCCCGAGAGCGAGGCCGACTTGACCCCGGCGCCGCCGAGCAGTTCGCGCCAGCCGCCGGTGCTGTTGAGGCAGGTGGCATCGACGCTTTCGGCGTTGAAGCTGATCCGCGTGGCGCGCAGGCCCGCGATGGTTTCAAAGTTGCCCGCATTGTCCATGTCGAGCTTGATGAGAAGATCCTTGCCGTTCTGGGCAACCATGACGAAAACTCCGTGTGTGATCGGTGGATGATCGGGGGTGGGCTTTGGGTCAGCTGTCCTCGACCCGCGCTCGAAAGCGCAGATCGATGCGACGCACGTCCGCGTCCTGAACCCGGCGCGCGCGGGCCCGGTAGAAATTGAGCGCGACGAGATGACCGCGGTCGAGTGTGAGCGACGCATCGACAAGCGCGTCGGATACCGCCGTCGCTACCTTTTTCGCGCCCGAGAACCCGGCCTCGTCGGTGACGACGCTGACGGTGATCTCGTGCCAGGCGCCGTAGCCGGTGTCGTCCGACGCATCGCGCACGTCTTCGGGCCCGAGGCTGACGTAGGTGCCGCCGACGATGCCGGGCGGGATCGCGTCGTAGACCGCACCGGCCACAAGCGCGGTGATGGTGGCATCGGCCTGAAGCTGCTCGAACACCGCTTTCTGGAGCGCTGTGGCAATGGCATAGGTCATTGGCTCACCTCCTCTTCGGCGAAGCAGGTCAGGTAGCGGTTGCCGACATCGGCCTCGGTGACGGCCCGGATCAGGAAGACCCGGGTGCCCTCGCGAAACCTCTGTTCGGCCCGGGGCCGCGACGGTTGGCCCGCAGGGGCCGCGCGCACGGTGATGCGGTATTGGGCGGAGGTAACAGAGGCGAACTCGCTCGCCTTGTCGCGCCCCGAGGCGCGTTTCACCTCGGCCCAGAGCTCACCAAGCACGACCCATTGGGTGGTGTAGCCGCCTGCCCCATCTGCCGCCTGCTGCGGCGTCTCGAGCACCAGCCGGCGCGAGAGTGTCGGATAGATCGGGGTCACAGCGGGCCACCTCCGAACAGTCGCACCGGGCGATATCTGGCGACCAGGCCGGCAACGCCGGCAGGCATGCCAGCCTCGCCCGGATATGTGCCGCGGTTCTCATAGTAGAGCGCGGCAAGCATCTTCACCGCCTGGCCCAGATCGACGGGCACGTCGCTCCAGGCCGCGCCGAAACCGGCGTCGAACCCGATCACAGCGGTGCCGCCCACCGGGATCACCGGCAGAGTGTAACCTGTGGCCACCAGACGTGGCCGGTGCAGGTCGGGCTCCAGCACGAATTTGTCGCTATCGACCACCTCTTCCGCTCCGAGGCGGTCGAAGATCGTAAGTGCGGTGATCGCGCTCACCGGGCCGAGGGGCAATGCCTGGGCAGCAAGGTCTCGCCAGGCGGTGAGCGTCCAGCTGAACGACCGGGTGATCAACGCCTTCGTGGTCCGCGCCTCGATCGTCGCGATCGCCGCACGGAGGTAGGCCTCGAGCACGTCGTCCTGCACCCCGTCGTCGGCGAATCCCGTGCCGAGCCGCAGGTGGTCCTTGAATTCCGCGACCGGGAGCGCCGCCGTGGGCACCGTGGTCTGCTCGACTAGCATCATGGATCATCTCCGAAAATCGGGCCCCTCGCATCTCATACGAGGTGGGCGCGTGCCTCCGCGTTGCTCGGACGGAGGGGGAGCAGCTAGACAACGACGGCGTCTGCGGCACGCGCCCACATGTCCCGCGCCCACCCACGTAGGGCGGGCGCGGAAGGTCACCCCTTAGGAGACCGAAAGCTTCAGCAGCTTGATCGCGGCGAAGTCCGAGACGTCGCCACCCACGCGCTTGGTGGCGTAGAAGAGCACGTGCGGCTTGGCCGAGAACGGATCGCGCAGGATCCGCGTGTCGGGGCGTTCCGCGACGGTGTAGCCGGCCGCGAAGTTTCCGAACGCAATCGGCGTGGCGTCGGCCGCAATGTCCGGCATGTCCTCGGCGATCAGCACCGGGTAGCCCATCAGGCGGGCCGGCTCACCGGCGGCAAGGCCATCCGACCACAGGAAGCGGCCGTCGAGGTCCTTCATCTTGCGCACGTTGCCGGCAACCTTCGAGTTCATCACGAAGGTCGCACCGGAGCGATACTCGGCGTCGAGCGCATAGACGAGATCGACGATCGCGTCGGCAGGGTTGGTGGCGTCGAAGCCCCCCGACGTGCCGGTGGCGACGTAGCCGAGCGAACCCCAGGCCCAGCTGTCGTTGGCGACATTCGGGTGGGTGAGGAAGCCGGTGGGCTTGTCGGTGCCATCGCCGTTGATGAAGGCGTCGGCTTCGGCGCGGGCGAACTTGTCGGCGATGCGGCCCGCAAGCCAGGCCTCGATATCGAAGGCAGAATCGTCCAGCAGGCGCTGCGAGGCTTTCGGCAAGGCCGACAGTTCGTGCAGCTGGATCGCGATCCGCTCGATGGTCGGCGTCGAGGTCTCGGTGACCGCGCCGGTCTCGGTGGCCCAGCCGGTGCCGACATCGCCGTGGTCGATCAGCACGTCGTAGGAGGTGGCCTCGACGTTGACGACATTGGCGATCGCGCGGACCGAGGCGGTCGAAGCCAGCACGCTGGCGATGTTCCCGGCGGTGACCGGATCGACCAGGTAGCCGCCGTCGCCGGCAACGGCGGTGTTCAGCGCCTTGCCTTCGAGCTCGAGGCCACGCAGGCCGTCATCGTCGCCGGTACGCACATAGGCCTCGAAGGCCTTCTGGTGCGGCGCGTCAAAGTCGGCCGCGGCGGCCAGCGCCGGGCGCGAGGTGGTGAGGGATTTCCGATCCAGCATGGTCATGCGCTCTTCCTGTTGTTGAAGCCTGGAATTAATGTCGTCGTGAAGCGTTTTGATATCGCTCAGGAAACCGGCCATGGCGGTCTTCACCTCCGCGGCCGGAGACTGCCCGGCCGCGCCCGGCTGGCCCTGAGCCTTGGTCTCTTTGTTGCTCATGGAATGTACCTCTAGAGGGGTCAGATCGCTGGCTCAGTCGCCCGGGGCCAGCATGCGGCGGGCGTCTTCGAAGACCTCCGCCAGGTCGCGCAGGATGTCGGATTCCTCCGGGTTTTCGCCCTTCGATCCCACCCGCGCGCTGGGCAGCATCGGGAAAGTGACAAGCGACACCTCCCACAGCTCCAGCTCGTTCAAGAGCCTGCGGCCCTTGTCGTCCTTGGTGGCTTTCACCGTCCGGTACCCGATCGACAGCCCGTCGATGGCGCCGGCGGCGATCAACGCCGCAGCCTCGCGGCCCTTCTCGACCTCGTCGAGGATCCGGCCCTTGACGAAGAGACCGCGGTCGTCCTCGCGAACTTCATCCCAGATTCCAATGGGTTGAGTCGGATCGTGCTGCCAAAGCATCTTGACTTGCCCGCCCTTCGACAGGAGTGCGTCGAGGCTCTTGCCATAGGCGCCGCGGACCACGACATCGCCGCCACGATCGCGCTCGCCGAAGAAGCTGGCGTAGCCCTCGACCTTGAGGCCGCCTTCGACAGTCTCGGTGTCTCCGAGGGAAACGAATTTCACTTCGAGCCCCATATCACTGAAATCCTGCATGATTTCTCCTTGTCTACAGCTCCGCTCATCGCCCGCTTCGGGCGCTCTTCGCGTCGGTTGGCGAGGACGGAGCAAAGGTCCGGTCCGGCCCGCCCTATTCGTCGTCGCTCAGTTTGGGCAGGCCGAGGATGGCCCGCTTCTCGTCCGCGGTCAGGAAATCGGCCGCCGAGATCCGCGCCCATTGCTGGTCGCGTTCCGACGAAAGCGCCGGCACCTGGTCGAGGTCGGGCTTGAGCGTCACCGGTTCGCCGGTGAACCCCGAAAGCCAGTGTCCGACCGAGGCGGCGACTTTCGTGACCAGGGGCAGCACGGTCAGCCGGTAAAAGGCGCGGTTGGCTTCCTGGTAGTTCGCGTAAGTCGCTTCCCCCAGGATCCCCAGGAGCATCGGCGGCACGCCGAAGGCGGTGGCGATCTCGCGCGACGCGGCCGCCTTGGTCTCCTGGAATTCCATGTCGGACGGGCTCAGCCCCATCGGTTTCCAGTCGAGCCCGCCTTCCAGCAACATCGGCCGTCCGGCGTTACGCACGCCGACGTGGTAGGCCTCCATCTCCGCGAGCAGCCGGTCATACTGGTCCGCGCTCAACGTCCCCTCGCCCTCGCCGCCCTTGTAGACGATGGCCCCCGACGGTCTCGCGGCGTTGTCGAGCAGTGCCTTCGACCAGGCCGAGGCCGCGTTGTGCACGTCAAGCGCCTGCGCGGTCGCCTGCAACGGCGACAATCCGTAGTGATCATCCTGGGGGTGAAAGCTCTTGATGTGGCAGATCGGCGAGATCCCGTCGGCCACGTTGAACCGGTGCTTCTTCGCGCCGACCGTGTAGTCGTAGGCCACCGGCCAACCATCGGCCCCCGGCACCAGGCTCATCCGGTCCGAGCGCAGCACATGCAGTTCCATGGGAACGCCGGTCTCGCCGCCCACCGCCTCGACATAGCCGTTGCCGGTCAGAAGGATCTGACCAAACAGCGCTTCGAACAGCTCGGCGCGGCCCTGAAGCGGGTTGGGACGGGTGATGAGGTCGAGCACCGGGTGGGTCTCGTACCGGGTGGTCGCGTCCTGGAGCACGATCGGCAGCGCCGCAGCGGCCTCGGCGATCATTTTCACCGAGCGGAAACCCACCGGATTGCCGGCGAAGCCCGTGCGGATCAGGCTCGCGGTGTCACGCGGGCTCCAGGCCACCCGGCCCGAGCCCGAGTAAGCGATCACCGGACCGGTCGCCGAGGCCTTCGCCTCGGGTGCCTCTTCCGTCCCGCGCTTGAACATATCGAACACCGCCATGCCGTCTCGCTCCTCGTCTGTTGCCGGGGCGCCCTCAGGGCAGGCCCCGCCCGTCCGCCCACGGGCCTTGCCCCGGGCGCCTTTCAGAAAATCCGTGTCGTGAGGGGTTGCCCCGGGGCGGAAGTTGCCCGCCTTTCGACGATGGGCAATTTCTCACCAAGGGTTAAAGAAGCGTTTAACCGAGCGTACGCAGCTGCGGCCGCCCCTGGTTTCGCGCTGGTCCGATCATCAGTTCATGGATCGCCCAGACCAGCGCATCGACCCGGTCGGGGCTGCCCTGCCCCTCGAAACCATGCGCAGTCATCTTGCACATCTGATCCTCGAGATCGGGCATGCCGCGCAGGTGCCGCACCCGCTGTTGTTCGTAGAGCGCCGCCACCGGCTCGGCCCGGGCCACTTTTCCCCGGCTCGCATGCACACCGCGAAACGGCACCATCGGGTCGATCTGGCGGATCATCTCGCCGACAAGGTCACCGCCCTGGTTGACCTCCGCGACCAGCCGCCCGGCCTCATGGCGTTCGAATGCGGCGACCGCCGCCTCCGCCCAGACCGTGGGTTTCGCCGCAGACACGCTGGCGTCTTCCAGCACCACCGCCCACCAGTCGCGTGGCGGGCCGGAGGTGACTGCACCGACGACGACAATGCCGCATTCATCGGAGCCCTTATGCCCGGTCACCGGGGGATCCACGGCGACGACGATCCGGTCGAAATCCGGCGGCGCATCAAGCCTGAGCTCTTCCAGCTGTGCCGACGTCCAGAGTGCCCCGTCGATGTCCTCGACCAGCACGCCCTCCAACTCCTGCCGCCCGAGCCTGGTGCCGCCATAACGCGCCTCCACCTCCTCGAGGAAGGACGCGGCCAGATAGGCGCGGTTGGCCTGGGTGCTGGCATGCGTGGAAACCGTCGACGGCGTGTGCAGGATCTTCTTGAGAATCGGTACGTTGCGCGGCGTCGTTGTCACCACCTGGCGGGGGTGGTCGCCGAGCCTCAGGCCGAACTGGAGCATGTCCCAGCTTTCGCGGGCCTTCTTCCACTTGGCAAGCTCGTCCACCCAGGCCGCGTCGAATTGCGGCCCGCGAAGCGCCTCGGGCTCATGCGCCGAGAAGGCCTGCGCCGTCGCCCCGTTGGGCCAGACAAGCCGGCGCCGCGTCGCCTCCCAGACCGGCCTGCGGTCCGGCGGCGCGCAGGCGAGCAGGCCGCTGTCGCCGAAGACCATCACCTCGCGCACCTGATCCATCGTCTCGCCGACCAGCGCGACGCGGGCGGCGCGTCCGGGATCGCGGGGACCGGTACCCTCGACCTCGGCGCGCACCCACTCGGCGCCGGCGCGGGTCTTGCCCGCGCCTCTGCCGCCGAGAATCACCCAAGTACGCCAGTCGCCCTCCGGTGCGCGCTGGTGTGGCAGCGCCCAGAACTCGAACAGCCAGGGCAGCGCGGCCAGCGCGCGGTCACCCAGCCCCGCCAGGAAGCGCATCTGTGCCGCTGCGCTCCCTGAGGAGAGCCAGTCGGCGCCCGACTTCAAGTCGCGCGGCGTCGAGGTCAAGCTCGGCGCCGAGAGCGCCGGTTTTGTCGTCATCGAGTTTTGCAATGCGCTGCCTTTCGTTGAAGATTGTCTGGATCGCGCCCCTGGCCTCGCCGGCGAGCTTCGCCGCCTTTGCGACCGCGTTGTCTTCGCGCCCGTGCAATTCGTCCGCGAGCGCGTCGAGGGCATTCAGCACGCGGTTGAAGTTCTTCTCGGCCAAAGCCACCGGATCGAAAGCAGGGTCGGCCTCCGGCTCGAACGCGGGTGCCTTTGCTTGGGAGGATTTGTTCTTTTTGTTGCCTGTCAT